GCTCGTTCATCGGCGTGCCGCCTGGGCCTGGTCTCGGCGACGGCTCGGTGCAACTGGTGGTGTAAATGGACGCAGCGACCCTACAGAGCCGGATCTATGCCGGCTACGGCAAGGCCGCGCTCCGGATCGGCTATGTGCACAACGTCTACCGGCCGAGCGGTGCCAGCAACCCGCTGGCGACCGTCCTGACGACGCTCAATGCGGCGTTCTCCGCGCAGGAATGGTCGTTCACACGGCCGAACCTGCCGGACAAGCCGTACTGGTATGCGCTGGTGGACGGCACGCTGCTGAAGGTGGGCGACTACCTGCAGCGCGCGGGCGGCTCGACGTACTTCATCGCCGGCATGCAATCGGAGCTGCCGATTCTGGCGGTCGAGTGCACGCGTACGGTATGGGTGACGCGTCCGGCGGCGCCCACGGGCGTCGGTAACGTGGGCTACTCCGGGCCCTGCGTGTCGAACGAGACCTACGTCCTCGGCTCGTCGGTTGGCCCGGGCTGGCCGGCCTCGATCCTGTTCGGCGGCAAGACGCGCACGCATGCGGAGTTGCCAGCGTCGGGTGACGAGCACGGTTTCCGGATCATGCTGCCGGTCTCCGTGCCAGTGACGATCCAGTCCGGCGACATGCTGCATGACGATCTGGGCAGGCTCTATGTCGTCGGCGGCGCGGTGCTGACCGACCAGTCGTGGATGGTCGACGCAACTGAGGTGCACGCGTAATGGCAGATATCTCGGACGTCTCCAGCGCGCTCGTGTCCCTGGTTGCAGGGATTGCGTATCCGAATGGCACCTCGCAGCCGTCCGTCGTCGGTCACGATGTGCTGGTCTACGGCGGATGGCCGAATCCTGTCCAACTGGTGGCAGACCTGAAGGCCAACCGCATTCACGTGTCGGTGTTTCCCCAGCCGAACATGCTGCGGATCGTCGACACGGCATTCTCGGACTGGTCTGCGGCGGCAACGCCGGCAAACACGGTCACGCTGACGCTGGCCGGGCAGGCAGTGACGGTCGGCGGGACGATCAGCACGCCGCAGAATGCGGCCCTGTTGGTGGATGGGAAGGCGTACGTCTACGCCGTGCAGGCCACGGACACGCTGACAACCATTGCTGCTGCGCTCGCCGCGCTGGTAGCCATCGACCAGGCCGCAACGGCATCCGGGGCGGTGGTGACGATCCCCAACGCGAAGTACATCTCGCCGCGGGTAGGCGGCGTAGGGATCTCACAGCGGGAGACGCGCCGGCAGGAACAGACGTTCATGGTCTCGGTGTGGGCCAACTGCTACGACCAGCGCGATCCTATCGCAGGGCTGATCGATGCGGGGCTATCGAACACACCGCACCTGGTGCTGCCTGACCAGAGCGCCGCATTGCGGTACCGGAACAGCCGACAGGATGACAGCCAGCAGAAGGAACGCATCTACCGGCGCGACCTGATGTATGCAGTCGAGTTCTCGACCCTCGGGACGCGGACCGACTACCAGATCACCGTCGGCGTGGAGAACATCACGGCCGGCCCATCGCTGGATGCGCAGTTCCCCGTCAAGGCCATCGTGGAGTAGCCATGAAACTCGTTGTGACGGCGCCGTTCGGCGCCTACCAGGTGGGCGACCAGATCACTGACGCCGACGCCATCCAGTCCATTCTCGGCAGCGAGCAGGCTGCCTTTGTCGTGCAGGTCGCGGCTGATCCGCCTCCGAAGTCGAAGTCGAAGTAACCAAACCAACGCCGCCTTCGGGCGGCGATTTCGTTTCTAGGCTGCCTGCGGGCGGCCTTTTTGCTTTCGGAGGCAAGAATGCCGATTGTCCAGCAGGGCCAGATCAATACGACGGCTCTCATCGTCCCGGACCTTTACGTCCAGATCGTTCCGCCGCAGGTCACCCTGCTAAATGGCGTTCCTACCAACATCCTCGGCGTGGTCGGCACCGCAACGTGGGGCCCGACGAACTCGCCGACGATCTGCTCGAACATGGCCGACTATGCTCGCCAGTTCGGTGCAATCCAGAACCGTAAGTACGACGCTGGCACGGCCGTCGCCGTGGCCGTGCAGCAGGGCGCCAACAACTTCCGCGTGGTGCGCGTCACGGACGGTACCGACGCTGCGGCCACTGCCGCGGTGCAGACCAACTGCCTGACACTGACGGCGAAGTACACCGGCTCGCTGGGCAATACCGTCTCGCTGACGCTGGCTCAAGGCTCGGCCGCCAACACATGGAAGGCGACCATCGCTGCCCCGACGCTGGCGCCGGAAGTCTTCGACAACATCGGCGCGGGCCTGTCCGGCGCTCCGCTGTGGGCGGCGATTGCTGCGGCCATCAACAACGGCAACAGCGTGCAGCGTGGCCCGTCGCAGATCATGACTGCCACCACCGGCGCTGGCGTAACTGCCCCTGCCGCTGGCACGACCACGCTGACCGGTGGTCTGGATGGCGCGACGACCATCACCGGCGCCACGCTGCTCGGCGTCGATACGGTGCCCCGCAAGGGCATGTACGCCCTGCGCAATACCGGCGCGTCCATCGCCATGCTGGCGGACTGTGATGATTCGACGACCTGGGCGACGCAGATCACCTACGGCCTGTCCGAGGGCGCATACATGATTGGGGTCGGGCCTGCAGGCGACACGATCGCCAACGCGACGAGCACGAAGAGCACCGCCGGCATCGACAGCTACGCGTTCAAGCTGCTGTTCGGCGACTGGGTGTACTGGCTGGACACTGTGAACCAGGCAACGCGCCTGGTATCGCCGCAGGGCTTCGTCGCAGGGTTGCTGGCCAACCAGTCGCCTCAGAACAGCTCGCTGAACAAGCAGATCTACGGAGTGGTCGGCACGCAGAAGTCACTGTCGAACCAGACCTACAGCTCTGCCGAGTTGCAGTCGCTGATCGGCGCGGGCATCGACGTGATCGCCAACCCGGTACCCGGTGGCGCGTACTTCGGTTGCCGCTCCGGCCACAACTCGAGCTCGAACTCGCTGACGTACGGGGACAACTACACCCGTATGACGAACTACATCGCCAGCACGATCAACGCTGGCATGGGCAAGTACGTCGGTCAGTTGCAGTCGCCAACGGTGCGCGCCCAGGCGCAAGCCACGCTGTCGAACTTCTTCAGCGCAATGGAGCTGCAGGGAATGATCGGCGCCGTCAACGGCGGCCCGTCGTTCTCGGTCCAGATCGATGCCAACAACAATCCGATGCCGCGCGTCGCGCTGGGCTACATGCAGGCCGACGTGAAGGTCATCTACCTGTCTGTGATCGAGAAGTTCCTGGTCAACGTGGAAGGCTCGCAGGCCACGGTGATCCGCACCTCGACCAGCAACCAGTAACGCACCCCCACTGAACACCATAGCCCGCTTCGGCGGGCGTTTTCTTTCCGGAGAAAGAGATGCCGATCAATGGCTATTCCGTCGGGCGCGACTACACGCTGGTCATTCAGACCGCGACGGGCCCGCTGCAACTCAACAAGATCACCGGCTTCAAGAAGAAGCAGGAAGTGACCGATGTGCGCGTCAAGCGTATCGACGGCATCACCGATCATGTGCGCTTCCCGGACGGCTGGTCTGGTTCGTTCGACGTCGAGCGTCAGGATGCCTCGGTCGACAACTACATCGCACAGGTGGAGGCCGGCTACTACAGCGGCATCAATGAACAGCCGTGCCAGATCTACGAGACGATTCAGGAAGCCAATGGCGCTGTCTCGCAGTTCCGGATGGACGGCGTGCTGCTGACGCTCGCCGACGGCGGCAACGTTGCGGGTGACGCGACCGTCAAGCAATCCCTCAGCTTCGTGGCCTCGCGCCGCATCAAGGTGGCCTGATGACAAGCGTAACTATCAACCCGTCTGAGCAACTGATCCAGGCGGCTACCGCAGAAGTGACGGTCACGGATGCCAAGGGCCGCGTGCTGACGCTGCGCAAGCCTGGCGTCCTCGCGCAGTTCCGTCTCATCGAGGCAGTCGGCGCCGAGGCGGCAAGGAACGAGGTCTACATGGCCATGATCATGCCGCTGATCTTCGTGGCGGCGATCGACGGCAATGCCGTGATCATGCCGGCCAACAAGCGGCAGGTGGACGCGCTGATCCAGCAACTGGACGAAGAGGGCGTCGCGGCGGCAATGACTGGCGTGCAAGCGAACTTCCGCGTCGCGGATCCGGAGGCCGACAAGGAAGCGCTAAAAAAGCTGTAAGGGCCGCCGGCATCCGCGAGGCGCTATGGCTCGTCAAGAACGGCGTGCCGTTCGACGTGGCCTTCAGCGTCGACGATGTCACCCGGGCGGCATGGTGCATCGTCTTCTCGGAGATGGAGGGCCAGAAGTTCAACTTCGAGACGATGTCGTTCGAGGATCGGGAATGAAGGAATTCGGATCTCTGGCGCAGTTCGCCGCGCACCTC